GATTTTAGCTGATGTTCCTTGAGTCTTCCAGTTCCTCTCTGAGGGCAGGAATCTCGTCTTCCAGATTAGAGCCCTCAGTATTAGCTTCGTCTTCCAAAGCCTCAATTTTTTCCGACGTGCACTCGCTTATCTGGTAACAATCAACATCGTTATGCTCTCGCTCATCTAAGAGACAAGCATACCCTCGAGCTTGTGCCTCAGTGCCATAACCGTAGTATGGCTGGCTGTTATACTTTGCAATTCTCCACCATCTTTCTTCGTACGCCATTTTTCTACCCTTTCAATATCAACTCATTTATATCTTATTTACTATACAACTATACAATAATACGGTAATAAGTCAAAGGAAAATTAAGTTTTTTTGGGGTTTTTTCCTAAAATTACGTAAGGGTATGCTATACAAAGACTTACGAGACTAATTTTTTTAAGAAAAATCAGGACAAATCTTATTCGGACAAGATTTGTCCTGTTATTCCAATTCGCGTCAACTGTATTTTTAGAATGTCTGTCAGAAGCTTATCCGCAATTAGCGAACATAAATTTTTTTGTTTCAAAACTTTTGAAATTTGTATTGCAGACAGAATAACTGTTAAAATAAGTTATATGGGCAATGAAGAAACAAATTTACAACCGGAAGCCACTGAATCAATAATGGTAACACATCAGGAAAAACGTATTCTTGAGAATTTACGACGCTGGTCTAAGATGTTCGAATACGCCACTTTTCATTGTAAAATCGAAGTCCATAAAAGCAGACTATCATCTCTAACGGCGGATATTACTTTAAAGGCATAACCCCCACCGGGGATTGCTAAGTTCATAGCGGGCATACTCATAAAAGTGAATTGCCTGATAGCGGAGTGCTATTGGGTTTTTTTATGGGTCTGGACGATATAAAAAAATTAGAGGCGACCGGGAAAATAAAAATCAGGCATCCCCGCGACTTCAGGATAGATGAAAATTCACCCACCGATGAATTCAATACACCTCACCGCAAAATAAGATTCCAAAAGCAAAAGAGAAGGATAGAGAACAATTTACAAGCCCAATGGTCTCGTCAAGTAAAGATGAAGGCTGGGTGGGTTTGTGAAGTCTGCGGGGAAATGGATAAGGAGTTGCTGGAATCTCATCATATCGTACCGATAAAAATAGAACCCTCAAAGCAATACAAGCTATCCAACGGAAAATGTTTATGCATATATCATCACGCAATGGCTCATCCCCCCGGACATACCAGGCATCTTATAAAGGCAAGGTTGTGTGATATTTTAGTTCGTCGTCATCACAAGGAGTGGATCAAATCGAAGATAAAACCAAAATAATTTTAAATTTTATGAGCGAAGTTCAGAGCAGGCGCTGGCAGATGCGATTAAATGGTCTGAATCTCCGGCAAATCGCAAAAAAAGAAGGTGTAAGTTATCAGGCAGTCCAGAATTCTCTTGAGCTTGGCCAACGAAAAGTAAAAAAAATTTCTAAAATTATACAAGGCATAAAGGTTGTAGATGGGTTGTGTAAATACCTATAGATACGGGAGGGAGAAGATTTCCTGGGGTCAGCCGGCTCTCATACTCGAGTGCAAGGAGGACAAAAGATGCCCTCGCTGCGGAGCCCGAGTTTGGTGGCCTGAAGAAGTTAGGTTTGATATCGGTTATGAAAACCGAAAGTTTTTCGGAGCCATCTGCTTTAATTGCGGATGGACTATATAATGCTACAGGAACAGGACATACAGAGTATTGGCTTCTTTCTTTCGCGGATAAAGGGGGAGATAACAAGGTGTATTTTTAAATTAAGTTGTTGGGATGAAGAAAACAAAGAACAAATCACGGCGGTCAAAGACCTCAAAGAAGCGATCGACGAAGCGGAAAACAAAGAATACAAGAACCTCAAGGAAACGCTCAGGCCGACCAACGAAGTATAAGAGTAAGTTTTGTCGGATGCTTATAGAGTTCTTTGATGTAGAGCCATACGTCGATAAAGAACTGCCACATTATTATAACAACGACGAGCACCGAGTTAAGTGGACTGATTATAAGAGAGTAGCTAACAAGCTTCCTACGCTAAGGGACTTCGCCAAGTCAATCAACGTAAGTATCTCAATAGTCTATGACTGGATTAACAAACATAAAGAGTTTTCGGACGCTTTTACGCACGCTAAAGAGATTAGAAAAGATTTTCTCATACAAAACGGGCTTCAAGGGCTTTACCCCCCGGCCACATTTAAATTCGTAGCAACTAATTTAACGGATATGACGGATGAACAAAAGAAACAAATTGAAGTAGGTGAAACTCTTGCTGATTTAATTAGCAAAGCTTTGGAAAATGAATAATGATGTCTTAAAACTGATGGAAAAAGGCCGCCAGGATTATGGCTGGTTTATGACTCACGTTCTCGATGTAAAATCAAAAAACTATTGGGCAGGGATGGACAGAGTCAATAGGTCAGTAAGAGACAATGAAAGAACAGCAGTGGGGGCCGGACACGGAGTATCAAAGACTTATAATTTAGCTCGACTGGCTTTGACTTTCCTTTATTGTTACGTACCCTCGACAGTGGTTACAACAGCTCCTACGGGCACTCAGGTAAAAGACTTATTGTGGCGAGAATTAAGAGATGCCTATTCTCACGCCCGAATAAAATTGGGTGGCAAGCTAACTACTTCATATTTGGATATGCAGCCGGCAACTGGCTTGCGATGGTTTGCCACCGGTATATCGGTTCGGCCTGATACCATAACTAAGGAAGCAACAAGATTCCAGGGGTATCATAATGAGCACCTTTTGATTATTTTCGATGAAGCAATGGGTGTTTTACCGGAGATTTGGCGGGCGGCTGAACATATTGGTGCTCCCTTTAAAAGATTTGTGGCAGTTGGTAATGTTACTTCATCATCGGGCGATTTTGTTGAAGCTCTCGACGACCCGACCTACAATGAAGTTCGAATATCTATTAAGGAAACACCAAATTACCTTAAAGGCAAAAAAATCATTCCCGGTGTGTATGGTCAGGAGTATGTACGCAGAATTACCACTAAATATGGCAAAAATTCAGATGAAATGAAAGTAAGGGTTGAAGGCAAGACCTCAGAAAAGGGAGCAGAGGGAGCTTATTACGGCAAAGAATTGAGATGGCTGGAGAAACACCAAAGAATAACAAAAGTATCATTCGACAACAGATATCCCGTTTATACAGTAATGGACCCTGGCTATATGACTGCTATGTGGTTTCTTCAATTTAGAGGTATGGATGTTGCGGTCATAAGGGCAGAGGAGCACGCTGGTATTGGAGCGGATGGATGGGCTGAATTGCTTCGAGCTTTGAGCAAGCAGGAAGGATATCGTTATGGTGCTCATTATGCACCGTTTGATATAGAAAGCAATCAATACAAAGCTGTTGCCGGCAAAACGTTACTCGAATCTTTTGCTGAAAATGGAATAGACCTAACTACACTTGATTATGAATATAGAGTAAATGATGGAATCGAAAGGACAAGAAAATTTATTAATCGCTGCTGGTTTGATAGAGACTTATGCAAACACGGTCTTAAAGCTTTAAAAAACTATCACGAAAAAAAGATACAAAGCGCATCAACTGAAGATAATCCGGTATTTGCAGGCTATCCCGACAAACAATTTTGGGGTATTCATTTAGCCGATGCTTTTCGTTATGTATCGATGGCAGTTCATAAAACATCCAGTAAGAAAATGACTAAACAACAATATCGGGAACTGAAGGCAAAATATGACAGATAAAAAGGATTTTGAAGAAGCTTATAAAGAGGCATATCACTTCTGGCAGCCCAGTATTATGCAGCAGAACGTGGATCTAAGATACTATCAATCCGACCAGTGGAATGACGAGGACTTATCGAAGTTTAAACGCCAGGGCAGAGACCCGTTAGTATTTAACCGGCTAAAGAAGGTAGCAGACATAGTCTCTGGCTACGAGCACCGCAATCGTCTTGTTCTTAATATCACGCCTATCGGCGGTGAGGATGATGCAGCCTGCAGTCAGTTTAACAAAATCCTACCCGTTGTTATGAATTACAACGGCTATGAGATTATCAGTGAAGCATTTCTGTACGGGCCGTGCGTAACAGGCTCTAACTTAATCGAATTCTGGCCGAACGAGGACAACGAGTTCGAATTTCACCGCTGGGCTCATAATTCTTTTTTATTAAGTCCCACGCTGACCAAAAAAGATTTGAGTGACTGCGACTACGTGATTTTGGGAAAGATGGTAACAAAAGAAGATGCAATAGAAAATTTCCCGGACGCTTCGCGAACGATAAAATCTATCGATTCCGATATGAAAAGCGGCGAAGAAGCGGTGATGCCGGATTTACCACATAAGAATATAAAGCAGGGCAAAAAACGCCATAAGATGTGTTATTTCTGGCAAAGGGAAAAGAAGAAGGGCAAGGTATTAATAAATCGATACAGCGGTCAGAAGATACCGTGGCGACGCTCTGAGAAGGAGCTTAAGATATTTATGGAGCGTCTGGGGCTTTATTTTGCAGTTGTCAGCAAGCGAATCAGGACGGTCAAGCTGGATGTTTTTCTCGATGGTGTTCGAATCAGCAACACCTACAAGGATCCTTACGAGCTTGGTGATTATAACTTTGCCTGGATGCCGGGTATGTTCAGCTACGAGCAGAACCGGGCCGATTTAAAACTGCAGGGCATAATTAGAGTGGCTCGAGACGCCCAGATAACTGATAATCGGCGGTTAATGTCTATGATAGACATTCTGGAATCCCAGGCATATTCCGGCGATGATTTCGAGGAAGGTGCTTTAATAGATGATGAGGATGCCTTTAAAAGCGGTGCAGGCCAGGCTCGGTTTTTTAACGAGGGCAAATTAAAGGATGGTGTAAAGTACAGACAGCACAAAGACATCCCGGCAGGAATGTTCCAATTACATCAGATTGTAAACGATATGCTCATTGATTTGCCGGGGCTTAACCAGGAGATTATCGGCTCCGAGGATAAAGAGGTTCCGGGCATTCTTTCAAAGTTAAGAACCGGTGCAGCACTTACTATAATGCAGAGTTCTTTCGATAATTTAAGGTTCGCCAAGAAAATCATCGGGCGTAAATTGGTGAAAATGATCCAAAAAAACTGGCCTACCCAAAAGATTACTCGGATAACCAATGAAAAGCTGGCACCGGGCTTCAGAGACCCTGACTTTACGAAATTCGACTGCACTCCGCGGGAGGGGCTTCTTACCGCCTCACAAAGGGAGATGGCCTACGCCGAACTGAAATCTTTGAAGGAGCAGGGCTGGCCTATTCCCTATTCGGCTATAATTGATGTGGCTCCGCTGGCTATGAAATCTAATCTCAAAAAGCACGTACAGCAGGCAGAAGCGGAGCAGGCGAAATTACAGCAACTCGAGATGAACCAACAGAAGATATTGCAGGCGATGCAGCGTGCTAAACTTATGGAGGATATGGCTTCCGCTGAAGAGAAAAGGACTCAGGCCAGCGAAAATATAGCCAACGCCCAATTAGATAAAATAAAGGCAGCCAAAGAGATACAGCAGATGGATTTCGAGAAGATGATGGGGATTATAGATAGATTAAAGGATTTGGCCGACACCGAATCCCAAAACTCCCGGAATCAACTTACAAGGAGATAAGATGGAATTAGGGGAAATCAGGGAAGAGTTAAGCAAAGATTTGGCAAATGACCTTGCCAAAACTATTGATTTATATCAGAGGGTTTATAACTGGTATTATCTATTGGTAAGAGCGACATGGGAGGATACCATACTGCACAGCAAGCAGATTATAATGAGCGATAAGTGGTTTGCCGCCAAAGGGATAAAACCAGACCAAAACAGATTAAAAAAAAGGCTGGCATTTTACGATACGATGCTTTTCTTTGTAGATAACCGGAAGGGTGAATTTAAGATGTTACACTGCCTGCCTCAATTAATTGAGTTACCGGACGATATGGTATCGGAAGAAAAATGTCCGTTTATAGACAAGAGCAACCAAGACATCCAGAGAAGTATTGTAGGGATATTGAATTAAATGCCTAATAACGTAATCAAAACAACAAGGGATGAAAGATACTGGCGGGAATGTAAAGCGTCGGTAAAGGCATCTCATCCCAAGTTAGATTCGGACTCCGACAGGTTTTACAAATTAGTTATGGGATGCTTTAAAGCGAGGAAAAGAAAGAAATAAGTTAAGCACATACAGTTTTTTATAAGTCGCATTTGCTCGTTGCAGGTGCGGCTTTT